TCGTAAAACCGATCAATGATGATCCACTTGATTTTTTGTTCAGGCGTCATCGCTATCTCCAAATAAAAACCGATATGCCAGCATACCAAATGCGGTAGCGGAGATCAATCCAATGGTGGAGATTGCCCCGTAGTTCACCCACCAGAACATCATGGCGGCGCCGTAGGGAAACCCGATAGCTGCCGCCTGTATTCGCTTGTCTGTTAGCAACGATAGTACCCTGTCTTTGCTCCACAAACTTGGTTCTGGCTTCGCAGTTGGGATGAAGTTATCGATTTGCTGGTACGGATCGATTTCTTGATTTTCGTTTCCATTGTAATTTTGCATTCGAATACCTCAGAAATTGATGCCTAATTGTGGCCGCTAGAGATGGCCGTAGAGACGTGAAGTCGTCGCCCGGTAGTAGGGTAGCTGGATGGTCCTACAAACGGCCTGTACGGTCAGCAGTGCCAGTCTAGGCACTGTCCAACAACCGACATCAGGCTAACCACCCACCTACGCCATGGAACGCGTAGTTCATGATCCCCATGCGCCACCCATAGTCGCCATGTCTTTCCGCAATCGCATCCGCCCTATCCAACAAGGACGTTGCGGGATCATCCTCCCATAGCCTGTCGTGCAAAATTTGACCAAGCACTTTGAGTTCAGAGCGCAGCGCTCGGCCTATGGGGTCTTCGACATCCGCAAACGACAAGACGTCGGGATGGCTCAACGCTATCGCCTTTCCGTCTCGTATTGCCCTTGTGCCATATTGAACTCGATCCTGCTCAGCGCATGCTCGCAGAACAAAATCTATAGCATCCTCTATTTCAGCGGTAGTAATCCGGCGAGAATTGCTTAGAACGCATTCATCATCAATCATATTTGTATCCCCTGGACAAAAACTTCCTGTCTTCTGATGAAGTATATCTATATGTCTCTGTGTTGAACCACAACCCTACCTTCCCCTCAAAATCTCCGTTCCTCTGTTTGGCTACGTTAAGTATTACTCCTGGCTTTCCTCTTAACTTATCGGCGTCATCGTGCTTACCTGATTGCTCAAATTTTTGTATTGCATCCTCTGATTTCCTGTCCCTCCAGATCGTTATGATGTTGAACGCGTTCGCCCCAATCTCCATAGCCCCCTTAACATCCTCGGTCTCTGGCGATCCTCCGTCCGCCGCCCCCTTCCTAGAATGCGCCACCAGATGCAAATGGACATTCCTGGATACAGACCAGTTCACAATATCAAAAACAGCCCTTTCCTGACCATTGTAGTCATCTCCAGCTATCCCAAGCCTCATTAGGCTGTCTATCACAAATTGATCGCAACCGTACCGAGAACATGCGTAGTCAAATATAGATATTATATCTTTTGTAGATGCCTTACCAACCATATCGTAAAGCAGAATACCACGATCTAGCCATGTGAGAGACGACGCTATGGCCTTCTTTGTTGGCTCTGCTATTCCAGTTACTTGCCTGCACATTCTTTTAAGGGTTTGCTCTGGTCTCATTTCTAAGCTTGATATGCAAACTCTGCTTCCTTGGTGTACCCAGTCAACTATGCAATCAGACAGAACTTGACTTTTCCCTGCCCCAGTAGCGCCGCTCCAAAGGGAGACCTCCCCAGGTCGAAACAACAGCTTCCTGCCAAGCTTGGCATACGGCGTCTGGTATCCTGTGCGTTCGTCTGCGTCAGGCCAGAACAGTTTGGTCACGGCGTCCGTGAAGTCGCTCGCTCGACGCAAGCCTTCTGGATCAAGGCTAACGGCCTCCGCAATGGTGGCGTCCATGACCGCCTTGGGGATACCTTCCATGAGGCACTTGTTGCCGTCTTTGAACGGCATTTTAACCCGAAAGCACCTGTGTCTGCCAAGCCTGTCGGCAATCTCCGCCGCTGCCTCATCCCCAGGCTTGTCCATATCCATTGCGAGATAGATACGCTCGAACCGCTCCATGCGCTCGAAATCGTTTTCAATCCATTGCTGCTTTCCGGCGCCTCCGCCGCCGAATGGGACGGATAGCGCTTGGTACTCGTAGGCCGACCACGAAAGGCAATCTATCTCCCCCTCGGTTAGGACAACCTCGCGAGCGTTATCGTTTATAGCCTGCCATCCGAACAAGATTGGCTCGCAATTCTTGGTAGTCGGCTTCGGCTTCGCCCCATCAATGGCCTTCCGCGCTTTGGCCATGGCTAGCTCCCCATTGGGCAGCAAAAACGGAAAAAACATCGTATCGTCATGTTCGCCGACCTTGTACAGGTCGAGGATATGGCCAGGAATATTCCTAATTTCGCACAGATAATCGCGCACATGCCCCTGCGGAACTGCGCATTGCGGACGCGGTGGCCGAACGTATGCCTTTCGCGGATCGCGATGCGGCTTTGGGGTTTCAATTCCTAGCCAGTCCCGAATTTCCTTCAGTGCGGAAACCACGGAAAGGCCGTGCGTGACCATCCAAAGATCAATCAGGTCGCCACGTTCTCCGGTGTTAAAATCCGCCCATACGCCAGCCTTGACCCCGGACAGATGCACGCCAAGGCTCTGCCCCTTGTCGCCCTGCACTGAACCAGCTCGCCACTCCTGCCCTTCCTTTTTTCCACCTGGAAGCAAATACTCGCAAACAGATTGCACCCTATCGGACAGCATCCGCTTGATGTGGGAAATATCCGTCAAACGATCACCCCTTCATAAAAATGAGCAGTCTGGGCTAGCAACTCTTCCGCTGTTTCAGGCGATCTATCATCACCCCTTCCGTATGCCGAAGACCTCTTCGGCGCATATGGCCTTCCTTCGTTGTACTTTGCTTCGCGCTCCAGCGCATTCTTGCACCAGTTCTGCCACGTCTTTTTCCAGTCCACCTTGAACGCCTTCGCATCTGGAACCGATAGCCAATATTCCTTGAACTTCGATGCCTGCCCCCGAACCCAGTCGGCATCCCTCCGGCAGTTGTGGGTAGACCATTGCCCCCAGGATTGCGGGAGGAACCAATCTGCTGGCATTCTGGTTTTCTCCGCCTTCACCGGTTTTTCCTTTTTAGCTGGTTCACTCGCTTCCGAATGAATTGCTGGTGGCGGTGGCGCCAGCGGTGCGGCTACGGCACCTAGCTGCGGACCCGCCGCCAGCGCTATCGCCAGCACAGCGGCTGCGATCCGCAACCGATCATCCGAATTTTCATCGTGCGAGCAATTACTGTTATTAAGGCACTGAGTATCAGAAGAAGTCTCTAAGAGAAGTAGCCCCGCGTCTGGCCGTGTGATTGAAGTGTCCCCCACACTGTGATTGACGCCATTCAATCCCCGCGTCTGGCCGTGTGATTGACTCAATCCCCGCGTCTGGCCGTGTGATTGACAATCCCCCTGTGATACGCTGTGATTGAAAGTTTTTGTCGCCTCAAGTAGCCACGCCAAATGATTGTAGCTGTCAGCTATCGCTCGCGGAATTATGGGGTACGATCCAGCGTAACGACCGAGCGTTGTGCCAATCATGGACGCATCCTTCAGCCGCTTGCGAGCTTCATGGATCGCCGAGACTGACCTCCCGAACATCGCGGCCAGCACCGGCTCGGAGACCGAGGCAACACCATTGTCATTGTCAGACAAGAGCGTTATGACTGTCATTACTCCTGGGGCAACATCAGCGGTCTTGTGTGTTTGGTAATATCTGGATGAATGCAATATCAACGCCTTACGTTGTGCATCTAACCGCGCAAACGCAGAAAGCTTCCCTATCTCATCTGGAGACAGCGTTTCGGAAACGTCGTGCGACTCTATCCATACATGCAACGCGCTGATGTACTCTGCTTTATCAAAAGGCGTTTTACTTCTTGCGTTGAACTGAATTAGCTCTGCGGTAGCCATGATCATTCCCCCTTCTTCGAGTGAATGCTGCAAAGGATGTCCTGATAAAGTTTACACCAGAAGGCCAATAGAAATGCGCCCCATGCAACTGGACTTTCATTCGGGCAAGCGGAGTCAACATCAAAGCCTACACTATCAAGTAGCGCCGTTGGGCTATCAGTGATGCGGTACTGTTGTCTGTCAAATTGACCGATACTATTCCTGTCTTGCTCGGCTACGGCATACCCAAGGTCACTCAACTCCTTAAGCATTCGATACACTTTGTCGCGCCCAACACCGCCCCTCTTAATGATGCTGGAAACGGTTATCTCATGGCCATCGGAACGACTAAGAAGGTCGCCAAGAAGTCCGCGCGCATCGTAGCTCAGGCGAGAGTCCTGCAACATGGCGTTGCTGATCTTGGTGTGTCCATGGTCAGCGGCACCAAAACCATTGACATTTGGTGTTGTCATGCTTATTACATTCATAGCGTTTCCTATCTTGGTCATAGGGCGCTCGCGGAACTCGTGCGAAGTCGCCGGGTTTCAATCCTCACCGCGAGTACAGTCGCGGTTGGCAGGTACAGTTCTAAGCCCGTCGGGAGTGGTATCCTGGCGGGCTTTTCTCTTTCAGGCGCGACATCGAGTTCAGTAGCCGAAGAGAAACTGACGTAATCCGTCCATTTCCCAAGCTGAGACACGTTTTTTCGTTGGTTTTTGTGGGGTAAGCCTTGACTGAAGGCGTGCTTGTGCTAATTTGCTGCATAGCAAACTCCTGTGTTTGAGACAGGACGATGCGCGGTACTCAGCGGATCGCCGATGGGTTTCGTCCTTAAAAAGCGCTTGCGACGCTAGCTAAGGGAAGATTTTGGCGGGGGTCACGGCCCCGCCTACATATTCAGTCTGGCCGTCCGTCCTCATTGGGTCCGGTTGGGCTATTGATGCTACCTATAGCATGCCATTTTGACCCCAACCAAGAATTTTTAGGGGGGACCATTGAAAAATGAATCGTATTGCATTTTTGCACTTGACCGAAGTGCCGACGCAGGATAGACATGGACTTGAGATTGCGGCCACACCTCCGCAGTCTCACTCCAATCCGTGCGTATGTTGCATTATCTCCTAGAATGTGCCCGGAAAAGGCTGCCGATAACCTCGGTGGCCTTTTCTATTATGGAGTTTCAATATGTCCGGAATGAAATCAAAGACTATTAGAAGTGTTCTTTCCAAAAAATTCAACGAATTCCTATCTTCCATTGAAGATCAGACGCTTCGCGATCTTGTTGCAAAGAATTCCATCATCACTGGTGGCTCAATAGCTTCCATGCTGCTCGGTGAGGAAGTCAACGACTACGATGTGTATTTCCGCAGTCGTTCCGTTGCTCTTGCGGTGGCGAATCACTACGTCGCCAAGTTCCAGCCTGGAGCTAGGAACGGCATTCCGTGCGCCATTTACGTTGACGACACTTCCCCTGATCGAGTTAAGATCGTCGTGAAGTCAGCAGGCGTGGCATCCGAGACAGAGACATCCGTTGACTACCGATATTTCGAGTCGTGTCCGGAAGATCAAGCTGGAACGTTTGTCGGCGCGGTTATGCGTAATCCTGGAGAGATCGAAGACGCCAACGAAGAGCTTCAGGATAAAGCGTTTGCTACGGAAGATGAGCCTGGAAAGCCTCCGTATCGTCCGGTGTTTATGTCTACCAATGCCATTACGTTGTCTAACAGAATTCAACTGGTGCTTAGGTTCTACGGAGAACCTGACGAAATTCATGAGAATTACGATTTCGTTCACTGCA